CACAACGGCATCAAGGATGTCGATAGTTCCTACTGGCAAAGTGTAGGCTGCCTGACCGTTTACAAGCGTCAAAGTCTGCTGTTCTACTGCCCAGTAGTTAATTCCACGATTAGCCCACTCAGAGAAGAGCAGGTTAAGGCTGCGCCTTGCGGACACAGCTCTATCACCCGTTTGGACCTGTGGGTCTAGGCCACAGCGTTCAAAGGCTTCGGTGATGATCTCTTCAACGTCTGGTCGAAACGCTACCGTGTTAGAAGTCGCCATCAGATCACTCCTTTAGTATTCTTTGATGACCCTTAAAACGAGTTGGTAAGAATCTCCAACAGCGCCAGCCCCATCAGTTGTGAATTTAATATCACCAGTTGGGTTTGTGCCATATGACTTAGTTGAAGGAAGGCCACCAAACTTAGAAAAATCATGATATCCGATATCGTCATCACCAATGTTCATCAAAATGATGTTTACATCAGCAGCAGCCAATATGCGAACCGTCATGCTTTTAATAACCCACCAGCCTTCAATAATGCGAACAGCACTACAAGGTTGACCACTCGCACTTTTTGCAAGTGTTGAAACGTCAATCTTCATAACTGCGCTTTCGTTTCCACCATCAACGTATTGATATTGGAAAGCGAAAACGGCCTCTCTTACACTGTCACTTAGCTTTTTTATTGATACAATGTCAGCCATTTAAAGAATCCTATAGTTGTAGGTGGGGATTAAACCCCACCATAAATTTTAAAGGTCAATAGCCTACACCGCAGTTGCGTCTTGCAGGAAATTGTCCTGCACATAAGTGAAAGTCACAGTGACTTGACCCGCAGTAGCAGCCGCTCCCGCAGATATAAGTGTTGCTGTGATCTGGCTGTCAGCACTAAAGCGATCTGCTGTGTCTAAAGACCCAGCGGCCAAAGTTTTAGTTTCCCCAACCGCTTTAACATTGGTATTTGCAATAAGAAATTGAGTCGTCTTGCTCAACACCCCTACAGAAACAGTAGCTGCGCCACCAGCATTACTAGCTATAGCCACTCTTAGTGTGACACCCAGTAACTGTGAATTTTTTGGAATAACGCCGACATTGTAGGTAGTTGTTCCAGCGGCGACTTGTGCGTCAATCATAATAGATTGAGACATTACAACTTGACCTACGTTGCCAACATTTGTGCCTAAAATAGCGCCAGTTGTTTCTTTGATTGTGCCGGCCTTTATTGGGCCAGAAAAAGTTGTAGTACCCATGTTAATCTCCTGTCTGGGTTAAGTCAGTCACGGGATGTGACTGTCAGGGATGCCTGCACGATACAACAGCTCTAAACAAAAAGAAAGAGGCGATCCGAAGACCGCCCCTTAATTACAATACTGTTAAAAGTATTATGCGCCTTCAGATCCGAAGACACCACGCCAGTCGGTGTAACCGAAGCTGTAACGCTCACGCACTTTATAGCGCACGTTGCCAGTCTCGAAATCACCTTCCATGCCTTTTTTCATAGGCGAGCGTTGGAACATTTTCAGTCCATCAGGAACATCAGTTTGCACGAAGAATGCATCTGAGTCTGTTAGACGGCGCATCACATGATAACCTTTTGGCAGGTAACCGCCAGAACGTATAGCATTGATGTCGTTGTCAGCAGTACCAGTGCGAAGCTGGGATTCCAGCAAACGCTCTGCAACGAAGGTGTAAGCTGTTGGAATAATCAACTGCGTACCTTGGGCAGCAATCCGAAGACCACGATCATCCTTCATATCCGCGATTTGGATAAGAATGGCTTCAAGTGAAACTTCTGACAAGTCAGCCGCTGTGGCTAACGTGTTGGACTGGATGCCGTTCTGCGTTGGGTGAGCGACATTCAAGAGACTAACACCATCTCCACCAGTTGCAGTTGTCGCAGTATTCAAAATGTTAGACGCTTTGATTTCCTTAGAGGAAGACATTGAGCGAGCCAACGCTTTTGTATAACGCGCAGCGATTGAGCCGTACTGGCCATCCTCTTCAGCTTCCTCAGTAATTGAGAATGCCAAAGCAACCGTTTCGTGCTGGTAACGTGCAGTCCACTGCTGGCCGGCGTCATCATAAGATATCGCTGAACCTTCAGATTTTGTTGGAGCAGAGCCAAAACCGGATAAAAGTACGTCTTCCTCGAATGCCTTCTGAGAAGTATTCGATGCGAAGACCGCTGCATATTCGGCAGGGTAACTGTCATATTCTAGGCCAAACAAGGTGTTTAGACCCGGCTCAAGCATTTTAGCAAAACTTGCTCTATTCATAGCCATGATTTAAATCCTTCCTTAAATGCCTGCTGTAGCTTTAAGAAGATGCTCATTTATAAGAACCTCCATAATAGCGTTCGCACCAAACGCATTGTCAGGTGCAGGGTAAAGCGCAAGGATTCTACAGGAAGCAGTTCCCGCAGCCATTGTGCCATTCAGTTCAAAGCCAGATTGACCTGTAAGGGTCGAACCTACGCCTGCAACAACATCGCAATTGTTTCCAATGTTTGTTTGTGCAGTAGTTCCAGCGGTCTGAGCGCGGAACACAGTGTACGGGCCATCATATATATGGGCAATGATGTCAGTAGCAACTGTGCCTGACGGCCAGTACTCACTATAAACATATGATCCGTCCGCAGCGGTGAAAGAACACCCATCGAACACACCAATGTTATTTACTTCAGCAGCAGTATGCGGTGTCACAACACCACCAGCAGTAAGAATGCAGAGATCACCTTTGAAGATGTTTTCCGCTAGACCACTTGTGATGGTATACTGGGTTGTGCGTGGTGCATTACCGCTCATGTGACGAATTGGGACAAACCCAAAGGCAGCATCAACATTTGCCATTTTTTCGCTCCTATAGCGTTAAGGTTAATCGCTCATAGCAGAAAGATTTCTGCCGCGACTCGAAGAAGACTGTCGATCCTGGTGGATCGGAAGTCCATTACGCCGTCCTAACGCATCAAGATCACCTGCAACGGATTCGTTTTGCTCACCATTCTTAGTAGAATAGTATTCCTTCATTGCGGAATGCCGTTCTTCAGGCATTTCACAGAGCAACATTCCTTCGATGCCTGTACAACCTTGCCACTGACCGTGATTGATAGTCGGAAACAACTTACTTTTCACAGTTTCAGCTTTACGTGGTTCCCACCCTTCACGCATACGTTTGTATACGTTATCTGGCGTATCTTTCCCTTGAATCGAGGTCGCTACCCACCGTTGGATATAGCCGGGACGTGCTTCGGGTGCATCCAAAAGTGCTGGGGGTTTCCATGCGGTGGCAGGACGTGAGTCCCCATCGCGCACAGAATTACGAGCTTCGTCCGCACGAACATTTCTTTGCTCAGTCATGATTGTTGTTCCCTCTGTTGACGACGAATTTCGGCTTCATACTTTTTAAGGCCATTTGCGTCATTAATTCCAAGTTCCCGTGCCATTCTGAGATGATCTTGCGACATCTTCACTCTATTGCCCTTGTAGCTAGAACCGCCTGTAGTAGGGGCGACTGGTGGTCTACTTTTTGCTCTTGGCTTACTTGGACTTGATCCAGAAGGTAACTCAGGAAATACTTTTTGTAAACGGTTGTTTAAATTATCATAATAATCGTCCGAATTTTTGTCATAGCCTTCTAAGTCAAGCTGGACATCAATCGCACGGGCTGCGGCTGTTTCTCGTTCAAAACCAACGGCATTGAACCAGTTATTTTTATCCCACCAAGACATAGCTTTGGGGGGAGCTGGATTTTGTGCAGCTTGCTGTTGAGGCCGCGCTGGTTGTGTTGCGGCACGTTGCTGTCGCTGCTGCTTTTGCATATCTGCAATACGCATGGACGCTCGCATGTCGGCCATTTGTTCTTGAAAGTTAACCTGCGCTTCCGTGTCGCCCTCTTCCACAGCCTTGTGCAAAGCCTGCTTTGTTTGGGTGTAACGCTGGTTAAAGTTCTGTTCCGCGGATTGCTGTGAGCCTTGCTCCAAGCGTTCAAGACGTTTCTGGAGCTGTGCATTTTGCTCCTGTATCTGTCGAGCTTGGATCTCAGCCTCACGGCGCTGCCCTACAAGCTTCTGGATGCGCTTCTGAACTTTAGGGCCATACTCTGGCTCTTCTTTCTCTTCAGCAACGTCCACAGCCTCCTCACGGGCTTCCTGCACGGGATCTTCAATAACTTCTATCTCGAAGTCATCCACATCACCCTTGGCCTTTTTTATTTCGGCCTCGATTTCATTCATAATTTCATTTTCTGCCATTGTATCACCCTACATATGCTGCGACTTCAACACCATCTGGCAAGATCGATGTTATTTCATCATCGTTCAGCAGAAGGAATTTAACGCCCTTAATAACAATTTTCTGACCAGCATATTTGCCATAGGTTATGCGATCTCCGACCTTGGGACTGGTATCTGAACGCCAGCGTTTGCCAGTGTCCCTGTCCCGATACGCCAAGTCGCCCAATGCACAAACTGCGCCGTGAGCTGTCAGGTATTCTTCATTGTCTTGTGATATTGTTGGGAGGTGTATCCCACTCGCGGTTTTCTTCTTGACCTGATTAGGCTGGACTAAAACCTTCCAATTTAAAGGTATTGGCAGTTGATCCGAATTTATCGTGAATTCGGTATCTTCGTCAGTGTAAGTTTTATCATGTTGATGAGACACGTCATACATCCTCTTCGTTTATATTTTTGATCGTCTCGCGGATAATCTCAGACGCTTGCATTAAGCCCTCTGCGATCCCTACGTTTTTTTGATATGTTCCAAAGTCGGACATCCGACCATCGATCATACTCTCAGCTATCTCCAGCTTTTGTTTGTCCAGATTTTTTCTGATCTGTTGTAACAGATCGCTGACTGTCATCTTTAACGCCTCCACGCATGGATACGCCAGTGACGTAAACATTCACGTCTTTTTTTTCGTCTGACATTTAGTATCCTTTCTTAATGCTCTTTTTCTTTACAGGTTTCTTCTTCTTTTTAGCAACTTTCTTTTTCATTTTATTTCCTCCTGTCATTAATTTACCAAAACTTGCGCGGTTCATTGGCATTATACGTCTCCTGCTGATAATTCACGGGCTAATATCTTTAGTGTATCTGCGAAACCTTTGTCCAGCTCTTTAGCTGCCATAGCAAACTTGCGCGGCGAGATATCATCTGTGTCTAGGCCGCGCCGCTTTAAGAAGCTCTTAGCTGCCCTGATCTCTGCCTGCGCTACGCGCTTAACTGCCGCTCTTGCCATCTTGGCCTCCTAGTTGATCTAACGCACCATAACCTGCCCCAGTGCCGACTGCCAATGGCACGGCGTATGTTGAGATGCCTTTTTCCAATATGGCTTCTACAAGCCTTCTAGTTAAAGGCAGGGCCGTAACAGGTTCTAACGCTGCTGATGTCTCTATGACTTTACCCACTAGCTGTGCGTCTGGGTCATATGTTCTAGCTATATCAAGAAGATTGCTTGGAGCAATTTCTCCATAGAAAGCTCTGTGGCCCTCAAGATCGCCATGAGTATATTTCTTTACCATTTCTGGATTTGGCAAGGTGATATAGTCAGCCTCAGATTCAATCGCATCCAGCAACTGACGTTTTAATGTCATGTTGACCCATGAATCTGTGCTTTCAATAAACGGTGCGCCTGTCTTGGTTTTTGAAAAGTCTTGATTGTCGAACCTTTTGAGACCTGACGATAAGACATCTATGTCGGGGGCGCTTTGTATATAGAAATGTAACCACTGTAGATACTCAGGGGGAATATTGTCAGTTGTG